TATTTTTATTGCTTCTTTATACTCCTCGTTCTGTATTAAATGCTATGATATGATCTCTACCTGACATATTATAACCATGTTCTGCTACCATTTGAAATACCTTAGGATACATTTCAATCAAAGTATCTCTTGTATCTCCGGCCGGCATAACATATGTTTTATTTTTAGGAATACCTAATTCAACTCTGTAATCTTCAATTTCTTTTAGATTCTTATCTGTCCCATCCCATACTGGCTTATAATGATAATCGTCATGAAACTCTATCATCTGTTTGATTGAATCTGTATTTAATCTAAATCTGTTATGAGTCTTAATCATTCTTTCATCTACCACTTTACCAGCTGGCGTAACAGCGCCCAATACAGGAACACTATTACTAAATTTCGGACTAATGGATAATAAACCCAACGGATAATCTGTTTCGACATATTTACTTCCTTCTGTTTCAATTGTAATCAATATTCCTCTTTCATTTGCAAAATGAGTTAATTCATTTACTAATGCAGGATGCATGGTAGGACTACCTCCTGTTAACATCATTTCTGTTATTTGAGGATTCTTATCATATATCTTAATAATATCATTGAAAGTAAAAGTACCTTTTTCTGGATGTATACTTGTATACCAACTATCACACCATCCACCTTCTCCAAAATAACATCTATGAGTACATCCTGTAGTCCTAACTGCAATAGTAGGCATTCCAAATCTACTTCCTTCTGACTGTACACATCTGTATACTTCTAATACAGGTAATACTTTATTGTAATCTTCTATTCTCTTATTCATGATATATTGCTGCATTTTTACCATGTTCCATAAACTCTACTTGAGTTATTCTTACACGATCATTAGTTTCATCTTTTACAAAATTATTTAGTTTGTTAAATATAAATTCTGCAAACTTTTCTGCTCCGGTTGCCTTTATTATTCTTAACTGGATAACTCCATGTTCATCTAAATTACGAAAATAATTTAACATTGGATCGTCTTTAGCAGCAATTAAAGTATGATCAAACATATAGTCCATCCATGCTTTAGGCTGCATACCGTCGATAAGAGTTTTAGCTCTTTTCATTCCGCCAAAATCCCATACCCAATTTCTATTATCTAGCTCTCCTTCAAATGTTACTTTGAATGATATACCATAACCATGCAGAAATCTACAATGGGTACCTTCGGCTTTCCATTGACGAAATACTGTACTAAATCCATCAAAAACTTTTGTACTTCTATAACTCATAACCTATCTTATTTTAAATTAATATAAGAAATATTTTTCATATATCCTAATGATTTATGCAGAATATGTCCATGCAAAATAATACTTTTTACCATGCAATAAATGAGATGCGGTATTATCATACTTACCTGTAAAGTCTGACATATAATTTAACATCTCAACTTCATCATTAAATAATGTAAAGTTATCTGGATATTTATATGCTTCTGAAAAAGGTTTACCTGAATTTTTTACTGACTTTTGACCAACGGCCTCGAATACCATTGTTCTTAAATATTCTTGATCATATGAAGCTAATTTCTTCATATCAAATGTTAGATCGACTAACTTAAACTTAAAATTTTTCATATAACTATTTTTTAATTTATTATAAATATAACTAATTTTTTGCAAACGCACAAATATTTGTGCCTTTATTTTTACTTTATTATTTCCACTTCGGTCCAAGCTGCCAGATGTACTACTTCACCATTATCTCTGGTACAGTAACTATACATTCCATCTATACTTCTGAAGTTTAACTCTTCACCTTCTGTGATTTGAGGTGCACCTGGTGGTACTTTATCTTCAACTATTACTTTAATTCTACTATTTCTAGGTACTTTATATAATTCCATATTTTTTATTTTTTAAAATGCGCCTTCAGCTACTTGGAAGCAATTTAGGCCATTTTCTCGCCACATTTGAACCACTTTATCTCTATCATCAAAGACACATACAATATTATCTTTTTTATCATCAGGCCAAAGATCATCTAACCAACCTTGTTTTAACTTATCATCTGGCATAAATTTCCATGGATGACTGGTTGGACGTAATTTTAAAACATTGAATGGAACTTCATGTTTATCTAGCCAATCCATTGTTACTTGTTTGGTTGCTTTACTTCTACCTGATAATATTGCTATCTTATGGCCGGCATTTGATAATACACGAGCCATTTCTATTACAGATTCTTTTGGTTCATCTGTTTCAACTAATCTAGATGAAAAGAATATATCCCAATCCATCTTACCGTTAGCTTTAACTGCTAACTTTCTTCTGTTTTCGATGTCGGCTAATGTGCCATCCAAATCGAATATAATCCATGAATCTTTCATTATATAAGTATCATTGATTTAGGAACATTAAAAGTAGTACCATTTAATTCAACTTTACACTTTTGTCTATTTATTTTTTTAATTACACCAACAACTCCAGAAAATTTAGCATGATCAATTTTAACTTTTTGACCAACTCTCATTGAAGGTTGTTTCATAGACATCATTGTTTCAATTTGACCTTTTAGTTCTTGTAACTCTTTGAAGGACATTAAATGGAGGTTTTCGAAATTTTTATTCATTTTTTAATTTTTAATTTTTAGGTCATCTTATGGCTTGACCCCTTACCTTTTTATCTTCTATATAAAGATAAGAAAAATATTTCAATTAGGCAAATCTTTTTGGAACTTTTTTCCAATTATTCTACTTCTCTAGTTAAAATAAGTCCTTTCTTTGATAACTTTTCTTGCATTTGTTTATATGTGCCATATATGTTATAATGCTTACCAACATCTTTTTTATAAGTGAAGATCTCTTTACTTTTTTTATCTACAACATAATATGGACCGGAATAACTTTTTTTCATATCTCTAATTGTTTTTCCATTTTCTCTATGGATTCGATCGACCTTTTAAAGGTATCATTATCCATGCTTGCCATTGCCTGAAATGCACCTGATTGACATGCATATTTGCTGTCATCATCTTGATACCTTGATAATACGTCTTCAATATCATTTCCATCCATTCTGAATTGTAAATTTTTCTTTAGCCATTTTAAATCCGTCTTTAAACTTACAATTACATTAATTAACTCGTTCTTTGTCATATCTTCTACTTTTTATTTATATATAAAGATAAGAAAAATATTTCAATTAGGCAAATCTTTTCAATGCTTTTTATAAGGACAATGTCTACATCCTGAGTTACAACAATATCCTCTTTCTAAATGATATTTTTTCGTCATGACCTTGTAACCATTTTCCCAATAAAATTTGGATGATTGATTGACATGTTCTACCCAAAGCTGATATATCCAATCATTATGTGATTTCACAACTTCCTCCTGCACATGCTAATTCACCTTTTAAATCTGTCTCATCATCTGTTTCTATAATTTCTGATAAATCTACATTTGATAATGCTCCCATCATCTTTTCATATGTAGCCTCATCAATATCTTCAAATGGAGCTTGTGTATAAGTTCCGCCATCATAAGGTAACACAGAAAGGCCGTTATAATATTCTTTATTGTCCCACATCCATTCACCGGCTGCATCCCATTCATGATCTCTTAATGAAATTGTTGCAGAAACATTATGAGTATTGTTTCCGGATCTATGGCCTGGTTTAATCCATTCAGTAGCTACCTTTTTAACTCTTTCTAATAACTGGAAAGGTGATTCTGTTCTCATGATAGCTCCTTCGGGTGCTTTTTGTGGTATGCTAATCACAGCTGTGTCATGTGGTCTAAAGTATTCATCTTCAATTAATGATGGATGGTGTTCAGACAAGTATTTGAACATTGATTCATTTTTACCAACTCTAATTCTTCTAACATAGTAATCATTATGCCATGCATGAATACCAGATGATGTTCCTAATGTTAATGAAGTTGTTCCTGCAGGCTTAACTGTTGTTGTTCTTGCAGATTTATTAATACCTAATATTGCAGCTACTCGTACATTTTCTTCTTTAACTATCTTAGCTGCTGATTTCATATCATATCCTAATACCGTACCAGAACCTATACCTGTCATTGAAACTCCAATTAATGCATCCTTTTCAGTTGTTCTCTGCCAAATTGGTCTTAAATAATGAAATTCTGTATATCCTGCTTGTAATGTTCCTATAAATGCTGCCGCCTTTACTCTTTCTTCAAAGTCTTCTTGTGACTCAATATTTGAAACATTAACCTCACATAAGTTACAAAATTGGAATGGTCTTAATGCAATTTCACAACATGGATTAGTTCCCCAATCTTTATCATTAGATAGGTATATGCCAGGCTCTCCTGCACCCGATAATTCAACTCTTTTCCATAACCCCATAAAAAACTCTTTGGTTATTTTATGTCTCATTAATACTGCAGAATTATTAGCTCTTCCTCTTTGAGGATTCAATTCCCACCAATTACCAGATTTACATGAAATCATTTCTTCATCATGTGCTGAAAATAAACTGATTAGAGCGGCTCTTCTAATACCGCCTGCTAATACTGCATCTGCAATATGACACACAATATCATGAGTCTCTAATGTAGATAATTTTTCTCCATCTTGTTTTCCTTTCAATAGTCCCTCAACTTTAACCAAACATTCTTTTAATGGCTGTGGTCCTGGTGCCTTACCACCGGATGTTACAAGTCTAGCGCCTTTTGGTCTAATATCAGAATAATCAAATTTTAGATGAGAACCTCCTTGAAAATAATTTTTCATAAGAGCTTTAACTGCATCTGCCCAACCTTCAATTGAATCTGCAATTAAGAATCTTCTTGTTCTATTATAATTAGGTTTTCTTATTTCTGGTAACTCATCTACATGATGTTTCTGTACTGAATATCCTACACCTGTTCCACCTAAAAGTAAAAACATTGTTTCTGAAAAAGCTCTCCAATCATCTATCGGAAGATATGCACAATTATATATTCTATTCGGACTTATATCAATTGGCTTGCCGGCGAATTGCATACTTCTCATTGATGGCAATACTTTTTTGCCATATACAAATTTATATGCAGAATCAATTTCCTTCTTAAGTGTTGGAAAGGTCTTTTGATGCATTGCCTTATTTCTTGTAACTAACTCTTCCCAGGTCTCTCTTCTTTCTAGTTCTGGAATATATTTTGCATACTTCATGTATACTGTAATATCTGATAATATTTGTGTTGAGATGTCCATGTCTTCCTTTTCTTTTATTTATTTTTAATGTAAAAATGTAGCTCTAATGGCTACGTAAATCAACTAATTTCCTATATAAATATACACTGAGTGCATATGCAAGGTTCATTTACGTAACTTTTTCTTAACTTTTTACTCAAAGCCTTCAGATTGTGTTTCTTGATATTTTCTAGCTAACATCTGTCTAGCCATATCATTACCATTATCCATCTGCTTTTGAGTATCTCTTCCGCCTACTGACGTATCTGTATAAATATTAAATTGTCCATTTGAAGTATTCATCTTACTTGGTAATGTAATACCATCTGGACCAAACCTATTTTTAATAACATGCCATCTACCTGTTCCTGCTAACTTATCTTGTACCTTTCTAGATAATGATAATATAAAATCAGCAACCATTACTTTACCATATGACTCTGAAACTTTACTAGCATCAATAACATCTTCTTCTAATGCCGATCTATTTGCTTGAGATGCTGTCCAAACTGGTATTTCATATTCGCCTGCCATACCACGAAGGTCTTCATATATACCTTCAAGTTCATGTCTCTTTTCTTGGCCATGGCCTCTTAACAAATCTGCATAATCAACTATAATAACATCTGGCTTTTTGTCTTGCATAATACATTTTTCAACATGAGCTCTAATACCCATTACCGATACTGATTTTGTAGGATAATGTTTAATGATCAGTTCTCCTTTCAATTTAGATAACTGTTCTTTAATATCTTCTTGATAATGTTTTAAATTTTGATTTGCAATACCTGTTATAACTGAATCATATCTTAGACCAACATAAGCCTCATTAAGCTCTAATGTATAATGTACAACCGTCTTTCCTTTCTTAATCAAATGAGCTCCTACATTCATCAATGCCCATGACTTACCAATACCTGCCGGTGCTACCATTACTCCTAATTCACCCTTACCTAGTCCACCATCTGTTAGTTCATTAATAACTTCCCATGGAGTTTCTTGCACAAACCGAACAGCCTCAGTATATCGTTCATCTATATCAATCATGTAATCATGACCAATATTTTTATCTGCGCCGGCCTTAAGTGCATTATCAACTGTTGCCTTTATCTCATCATATTGACCATGTTTTAGCAATTCAACTGATCCTAGAATTGCTTTTTTAATTTCTTGATTCTTACAAAAGTCCATTGCCTGGTCCTTTATATATTCTAAATCCGTAGAGTCTGTATATTTCCAAGCATCTTTAAGATGTGCAACAACTTGGTCTTTCAATACATCATGCTCAACCTTTTCTAGTTTCACTTTCATTACTTCTAATGTAGGCGAGGCATTATATTCTTTCTGGTATTCTAATATTGTAGATACAATCCATTCATTTGCATCTGATTCAAAGTACTTCGGACTAAGGATATCTGAAATTTGTTGTAGAAATGATTTATCTACTAACAAACTTGTTATAACTTTAATCTGAAATGCGTATCCGTAACTACTTAATCTATCTGTCATGCATTAATTATAATAATTTATTTTCAAATAACCTAATCTTTACCCAACGAAGCAAATGCATTCAGTGAATTGAATGATGAATTTAACCAAGAATCTAAATCTTTGATAACTGTATACATTTTATCGGCCATAAACATTTTCTTAAACTCGTAAGTATTAAGTTTGTCTATATCACCTTGCATCTTATCTAATGTTATCATTTTAGCACCTCCATGTATATCAACTTCCTTTAACTGCATAAGTCTATAATTAAGGTCTAATAATTCTTCATTCTTTGAAACTAGTTCATGCACTTTATATTTCTTTTCTACATTTGTCGCATGTTCAACTAGTTCTTGTATTGTCACTTCTCTATTGTCAGTAAACATAGGAAAATGTTTAATTAGGCTCTTAGGTCCTACTCCTTTAAGTCCTGGTATATTATCGGACTTATCACCGATAAAAGAACGATACACCAAGTAGTTCTTTGAGCTAAACCCAAATTCTTCTTGCATCACACTTGGAGTGTACATCTTCTTTTTTATGGGGCTCCATACTGAAATTCTATTATTTACTAACTGAAGGAAGTCTCTATCTGTTGAACAAATTGTAACTCTATTTTCATCTTTAGTATATACTTCATTTGCAATATATGCCATTATATCATCTGCTTCTACATTGTCAATAGATAATGTAGTAACAGGTAAGCAATTTAGATATTGTACCATTCGACCAAATTGTTTTTTCATCGAAGCAGATTCATCTTCTAATGAAGCAAATTCTTGATACCTATTAAATGCTGTCTTATTAGCCCGATTTGCTTTGTATTCCGGAAATAGTTCTTTTCTTCGTTTAGATCCACCCTTACCATCAAATACAATTACACATCTTGTTGGCTTTATCTTACGGATAACGGCGGCAACAGATCTTAAAAAACCTGTTACGCCGCCTATATGTTGTCCGTCGTCATTAAGAGCCGGCACGGCTGAAAACACTCTAATGAATGTATTCAGACCGTCGATCACTAAAAGATGGCTGTCCTTACTTGATCCTTTACCTTGCTCTCTTTCCCTTTCTACTTCTTGTAGTATGTCAAAAAAACGTCCTTTCATTAGCCCTCTTCGCTAACAAATTCTTCATCTATTTGAACATCATCAATTCCAATGTCCTCGCCCGGTTTATATTTAAGAATATAGGCTTCACATATTTGTGCATAGATTTCATCTTTCAATCCGTCGATCTCATCTAACTTCTTTTCAAAATCTTTTGATAAGAATTTAACATCTGTACCATCTTCTCTAGTAAATGTATACCATGCACCTGCTGTTCCTACTAACTTAAATTGCTTCATAACATTAAGCCAACCACCGTAGTTATCAATTCCTGATTCAAAATAGATATCATAATCAATAGTTTTCAATGGTGGACCCATTCTGTTTTTAACCACTTGGCATCTAGTTTTAATTCCGATAGCCTGATCGACACCGTCCTTTTTAACTTTGATTTGACCAACTGATTTGAGTCGTAACCTTACCGAAGCGTGAAATGGAATTGCTTTACCACCTGATGTAGTATAAGGGTCTCCAAATGCTACTCCTAGTCTAGTTCGTAATTGATTTGTGAATATTAAACAAATTTTGTTACGGCCAATCATATTGGTAAGCTTTCGCATACCTTTTGATAATATAATGGCTTTACTTGTCGCATAACCATCCTTATCAAATTCTTTAGCCATTTCAATTTTTGTAGAAGCTCCCATTACAGAATCTACTACGATTGTTACCAATCTATCTTTATTTGATTCACGAATCTTTACAACTATACTTTCGATAGCTTCGAAAATGTCTTCAATTGTTTCGAGTGGAACATATAACATCTTATTCAGATCAAGTCCAATTGCCTCTAAAAACTCTCTACTTATTGCATTTTCGGTATCTATATAAACAGCCAGCCCTCCTTGTTGTTGACAACTTGCAAGTGCATGTGCTGCTAATAATGATTTTCCTGATGCCTCTAAACCTGTAATTTCAGTAATTCTACCGACAGGAAAGCCACCTTCCTTACGATTTGAAATTGCAAGATCAAGCATAGATGAACCACTTTCAACCCAACCTTTGACTTCACTTGGAGCCGTAGTATCTCCATCCAAGAAGAATGCCGTCTGGTATCCTGTATTCTTGAACTTCTTATTAAGACTATCTGCTAATTCAACTGCTAAGGAGTCCGCTAGTTCACTCTTTGTTTTTGATTTTGCCATAAATGTAACTTTTTTTTATTCGTTAAATAACTCGTCAAATGCTGCAGATACATCATCTACTTTATTGACGCCGGCTGGTGCCGCTTCTTTCTTTGGTGCTTCTGTTGCTGCAGGTCTTGCATCTGTTGATGTACCAGTATCACTATCAGGATTCAACCATTCTTCTAATGCTCCTTTAAGATCATCATATGATGGCTCTTTAAAAATATCATCTAAGTTAGATTGATTATTTGCTGCTTGTTCAGCAACATTTTTATCCTCTGTCATTGGAGTAACATTTGGCTTTACTCTAATAGTAGTTTTTGGAAATGCTCCTGCTTCTGCTGGAGTAAATTCAACTAAGATATCTCTACCTCCCATTGGGTCTGAAATATCACCATAATCTGGATCTGAAATAATACCTAATAATTCAGTATATACTTGTTTACCAAAACCCCAAAATTTAACACCTTCTGATTCTGCACCTCTTACAAGGATAGGAACATATGTTCTCATTTTAGGTTCCATCTTCTTACCTAACTTCCATTCATCGGAATTACCTGATGCTTTAAGTTTTTCACAAAACTCAACAACTGGATCTGCTTTTCCGTTTGTAATTGGAGATAGATAATTTTTCTTACCTAAATCATAATGAAAATAAAGTTCTCTGAAAGGATTACTTCTGTCGTGCTGATAAGGCACAATTCTTACAATTTGTTTACCTGGTTCAGGTCTCCATAAATTGTTTCGGCGAGTGCCGGTCGTTTGTAATTGATTAAGTTTAGCCTTAATCGCGTTTAAGTCAATTGCCATTTTTTCTTTTCTTTTTTTAATGGTTAATAATTAATTAATAATATAACAACTTTATTTCGTATTTCCTAAGCATTATTGAAAAAAGTTGCAAAAAAGTTTTTAACTGCTATTTTTTATTTTTTAATTTTGAGTTTAATTATGGCTAAACTCTAATCCTTTTATTTAATATAAATATAATGAAAATATCTTTAATATCCTAATTTATCCTTCGAAGAATCCAATTTTTCCAAACTCTTTCATATATGAATCAAATCCGTTATTAACGCTTTTATCAAAATTTGGACTAACCTGTCGTACAATATCAACTGCCTTATCATAAAATTCGTCAGCTTCTTTTTTGTTCCCTCCTGGAAAATCATATGCATCTTCTGGAATACCACTTCCCATATAACGACCTAATCCATATCCATACTGAGGATACTCATTATTAAGTGCTATTAATTCTGTCTCAACATTTGATAAGTTAAGTGCTTCTGTTAGTAATGTTTTTAGTTTAATCATTTTTTCCTTTTATATAAAAATATGTTATATATCAATTCTTTTGTGTAAATCTAAATGTATATGTCTTAAGTCATCGCCATCGGTCAGTAACAATGAGTTTTCATAATTTGGCCAATTGATAATAAATTTCTTGTCCAATATACCATTATTAGCTTTCAATATGATAACATTTAATGCATTAACTGTATATAATGTATTTGTTTCTTTCTTTCTATGTATCATAATTGTATTAGGTGTCTTGCCGTAATCATCTGGTTGAACATTATATGTTACATATAAGTCATGTCTATTACTAGCATCAGAAAACACAAACATTCTTTTCTCTGATACTGTATATGACTTCTTAACGTAATCTACTATCAGATCCAAATCTTTTCTATGTGCAAATGTACATAATAATTGTGTTCTCATTTATCTTCTCCTATACTGATTTTAATTGAGTCGCTGTCATAGAATCTTGACTAGTAGCTTTAGGTTTGGTATTAGGAGCTCCTATATTAAATTTATCTTTAAATATTTTAGTTAACTCATCAATCGAATCATCTTTACCCATAATTAGATAATCTTTTTTATAATTTAATGACATAAATGCATCCCATGGTTCACTATCTGCATAATATCTAAATTCTAATGCTGATAATCTTGGAAATAATTCTTTGGTATTAAATGAGCCGTCCGGATTAATTCCTGGTTCTGCTACATCACCTTTAATATTTCCTTGATATTTTTTATAAAAACGTTGAAGTGCTTTACTATACACGTCAACAATTTGAGATCTTTTTATCAAGTTTTTCTTTACTAGATCTTTTAAATATTGATCTGCTAATGATTCTTTTCCTGATTTATAATATAATTGAATTTCAGTGCTAGATGTCACATCTGGAAAATTAGCTGGTAAATTATCTCCATATGCTAATTGTATTGCTTCAAATATATCTAATGCAATATCATATCCAGAACCATATCCAGATTGTCCTCTCATTCTAAATGCCGAAGACTTTGATTGAGTAGATTTTAATTCAATTTTTATTCCTTCTGCTCCTACATCACCACTAGTTGGCACATGTCCTCCTTTAAGAATAACACGTAATATATTTTCTCCTGCACCCACATTAACTCCACCGCCTGCAGGTATATAGTTATATAACCAATCGGCATATTCTTTTGAAAATCCTACTTTAGCAATAAATGATTCTAAATTTCCTGAATCTCCTAGTGAATCAAAATCTATACCTGATACTTCGCCGGCTACTAAATCTTGCAATTGTTTGTAACTATCCATTTCAACTGCTTTATCAAACATTCCTTTTGCAGTTCTGTCATCAAAATTACGTTTCTTTAATCCATCTAATGCACTAGTCTGACTATTTGCACTATCTATCAATCTAGAAATATATGAAATTAATTTGTCCGGTAATGGTGTTTCTTTAATTACAGCAATTAAATCGTCTTTGGTATATCCTTCTTGTAATAATAACGATTCTTCTATAACTTCTAATGTATGTTGTTTTTCCTCATCTTCAACTGGAGTAGCATTATGAAATGCTTGATCTAATTGATCTACTTCATTTGTAAAAAAACTTCCGTTTAAATTATTTTCTGCTAGTATTTCATGAAGAATGTCCATTTCTGCTTTCGAATATGGAGCATTTGCATAACCGTTCGGTAGTCTGTAAAACCACTCTTTTATAATTGAATCTCTATCCATTGACAAACCTTTTTAATAAATATCAAGCTATCCGTGAAGTCATATCCGTCATGACATGATAATTAACACCTGCTTTAATTTTAACCGGGAAGCGACCTGCTTGGTTCATAACATCTTTCAACTTATTTAATAATTCCTTACCATCTGACATATCATAATCAAACAATAACGAATCATAAGTGTAAAGGATGATATTTGTATTATACTCACTTAACAAATCATTTACATTGTTTAACACATGTAAATTATATTCCGTCTCAGATGCTTGTAACAAATAATTGAATAACTTGTTAGGATTCATATCATGTAAACAGTTTTTATACAACGGACGTTTCATTAAAGGAGTTACTACAAACCCATTTTCTTTGAAGTTGCTCCATAATGTTCTAATAAATGATCTTGTCTTTTTAAAGAATGGTATCTTAGCAAAGTCATCATCTATACCTCCATATAACAATCTAAAGGTTATTTTTTTACTTTGGTCATATTCTTCTTCTGATAATTCTTTTTTTCCAAAATATTGTTTTCCAAAATATTCATGAACACTTCCATCAGGTAAATCATACCCAATTATGTCAGCAATAAGTCTAGGATGATATGCATCAAAGTCCATTTCTAATAACATTCCTTTTTCCCATCTACTTACAAACGATTCCCTACAACCAGACTCCTTTGGTAATGCTGCATAATTAACTCCTCCAAATTTATTAGATGGCCTACCTGTTGTTGTCCATATATTATATTCTGTAAATGCTCTGTTCTTATCAATACCATTTGCTTTAAAATGTTCCACAAATTTATTATAATCTACTTGCAAACCATTTCTTTCTACACATGCAAAATTATCTGTTACTAGTTGTTCATATTCTTCAAATGCATTTGTTTTATCAAATGTCATATAAAATTCCATGAACTTAGTTTTCATCTCATCGCACCTTTCAATATGTTTTGTAATAGGCAACCAATCATGAGTATTTGTTTCATTATGCCACCACCTATTCCAAGAATCATGTGCCGATGTATTTGTTTCATCTAACGGCAACATTTTATGATTTTGCCACCAAGCAACCATATCTGCATCATAACATTTTATAGAACTAAATCGGCTAAAGCGTTTCTTTGCTAATACATATATATCCCTCTCACTTGTAAGGTCATTTAAACGTTCTATATCAATGTTAAAGCAATCCTTATGACGGAATGGCACAATATAATGGTTATCGGCTTCTATACAATATATATAAATAAAGCTAATGTAATTATTCATGAAATGTCGATAAGGATCTGAATACATTGGTATCCATAATGAATTGTTAGTTTTTAACAACTCTTGTAACTTTTCAAAATCTTTTTCTTTTTCAACTAACATGTTATTTAATATAAGAAAAAAATATCAAATATCAAAGTTATTCTGGAATTTTATGATAATCTTTATGAAACTCATCTAGATCGGATAAGTATGTTCTCAATCCAATTATACCATCCCTTTCTAGAAAGGCTATTGCCTCAGCATTTGTTTTTCGTACCTCTGATATTGGACCATCTATTGTCCATTGTATCTGGCAAATCTTATATATACCAGCATCAATGCCTGGATTATTTTTTTCATTTTTTCTATCAAGTTCATCTGGAGATATTTCTGTTATATCTAAAGGGTCATTGATCTTTTGAGCAAACTGTCTATCAAAGAATCCTCGATCATACATAGTTTGAGTTGGCTGTGGATAATAATATGGCGGCGGATAATGTTTATGAAATCTAGATTTTGTTATAGAATAATATAAACTATTATTTTCTGAAATAATTTTTGTATCATTTCCGTTTGCGTCTATTATAGGTGCACCTTCACCTTGTATAACATATGGTATAAGTGGAACACTAGTTGACATATAAAATGCTTCTGAATATATTGCACCATTTGGGTATATGTGATAAAGACCTATATACTCTTTATATGTATCGGCATATGAATATTGCAATCCTTCTGTGTACAGATTACCATTTATTTTTGATTTTGGTGTAAATACTGGCTTTTGTGTGAATCCCATTAGCTTTCCCTTATTCTTCCTAATGCCGTTACTGTCGTTGTCCAATCATTATTGGCAATTTTATGTTCATATTTAGTCACTGTAAATACAATTTTTAAGCCAGATGTTTCTTCTCTATATCTTGCTGGTAAGTAATTAGTTGTAATTGTATCTCCAAATCTAAATCCTTCTATACCATCTAATACTACTGAAAATGTTAATGGGAAAGGAAGTTGAGCCGGATCATTACCATCATTAAACTGACCTTTTTTTGCACGTTCTAATGCAGTCATTTCTCCTACTAATACTGCCAATGCTGCTTTTGCTGAACTAATTGCTGATACACCATACATTCCATCTGTCAATCCTTTTCTTGCATTGGCTTGTTGTTTCTTAATTGCTCTTTCTTCACTCGCCTGTACTGGAGTTCTTACCTCTTTTTGTTGAATTACATTCTTACCAATTTCTTGTTCCGTTACAGTATCAGGAGATCCTCCAAATATCATAGCTTGAGTCTCTTGCGGAACACTTGCTGCAATATCTAAACTTCGAATTCCATTTGAACCTCCTACGGGGTCTATTTCTAATGGCGTTATTTCTTCTGGTGCACCTGGACATTTACGATTAATTATCCATACTACTTCAGGATCTAAATCGTCTTGGTCTAAATAAAAATCCCATGCACCTCCTGAATTATCTCTAATGTTAGCAAATATTGATTTCATAAATTTATTTAGAATAATACCACCTTTACTCTTATCAGCTTCTTCTTCCTTATTCTTTTCACCAGTCGCTGCTGAATTAAATTCCATTTGGATTGTTCTCATAAGGTCTCTAGACAACAATATATATTCTGGGTTACCCATTCCTGGTTGCAAGTTACCGTCCGATTGTAAATGTTGATATCCTGATCTATCAATCTTATCACATGATATAAATTCAAAATCATCTAAGTCTTCCGGACGTTTATCCATTTCTGTATAATTATTTTCCGGTGCATTTTTCTCATATGGAAATAACATTTTACCTGGGTCTGCGCTCCATACCTTACCACTAGGCATGTCACATATTATACCAGAGTATTTTGGGTCAAATTTTAATTTATATTTAGGAAGCTCAGAATCACCTTTTATATTATCATATAGAACATATTTGTTAAGCCATGCCACTATACATTTGAATTGCACATATTGTAAGAAATAATCTGTTAATATACCACCTTCTAATTTAACTGGTGAATTATATTTTTCTGGTGCTTCGAGGATTGCAAAATTTCCGGATTTGTCTTTGAACGTTCCAGATATACCATCTTTAGGAGCAAATGCAGAATTACCCATAGACCGAACTGTACCTTTATTACCATCTCTTTGAATCCTATAATCCATATAATCAAATATATTTTGTATAGTAGTGGTATCATTTATAAAGTCATAATTAGTAACAAACTTTTTAGCAGGAAACGCTGCGGCTGTATTTATATTGTTTTGTTCATATGTTCCACCTTTACCAACACCCTTAAATGAACATTCAAAATAATTTTCAGTTGTAATTTTAAAAGAATAATCATATACTCTAAATTCATGTTCTGCAGATTCGCTAGGAGACTCTGGGCCTACGTATCCGTATTTTACTAATATTTTAGAACCTGGTACTAATAATGCTGCTTCTAATTTATCAAACGATTCTCTATCGTAACACATAAAATTAGCTTCTACTCTACGCAATGACCCAGCATCCCCCTCTAGCTTAACAACTACATCTTTCAATATAGGAGCCGGTCTTCCAGTTCCATTTGGGTCATATGTTGCTGCCATCGATGTAGCAATCGATGGTAATAACTGTTCTTTAACATCTCCATCAGAATGGATAGTGACATATGCATTATTACGTATACGATTACCACCAGTTGGTAATTTTATCTTTGCTTGTCTATAGAAAAAATCTGCCATTATTTATTATCTTCAACTCCTTTTAACTTATCCGTTAAATCTGATATTGGATATGGAATACGTAATTGTATACCAGGTGGTACATCTAACGTCCCCTTTCCTAAATTATTTGCCTTTGCTAGTACCCACCAGTATCTAGGATCTTTATAAAATTCATTTGATAATAAATCTAATCTATCCTGGTCACGTGATATGATATATAAATCTGATGGATTTTTTTGTAAGGTGGGATATCGAGTAGTTTTATAACGATCTAATTCTGTTTTTGTATATTGATATCTATTTGTTGACATTTTATATCTCCTATATGTTTTGATATATAACTGATGTACTTTCTGGTCTATCGCCTAGTACTGTAAACCCTATTGATACATTTGTATAAAATGGAGCTTGGTTTCCATTAGTAATTTCCCATGGTGTTTCTGTATCCCATGAATATGATAAATCTGTTATTATCATTTCTTTACTTCTATATAAATCTCCTATAGTAACATTTACAGTTTGTCCATGGAATCCACTAGTTGTCTCTCCTCCCGGATATACTGGATATGTCTTTCGTGCTAATGATTGCAATTTTGTCCATATATTAGCACGATCTGCTTCTTTATATATTGGTACATAGAAACTTGTATTAACTGTTCTTTCAAAACTTTGATATAAATATCTTGCATCTGCCCTTCCTTGATCTTGTTGACCATCCCATCCTGGTGCAAATGTATCATCTAATGTATCCATATATGCTTTAAATTTAATACCACCTATAGAAAATTTAATAAGACTTGTATCAATTGTTTCATCAATTGCATCTATCTTTTTATCAGTTTCCCAACCTATCATTTTTTCTTGTGATTGGCCTAAAGTTCTAAAATCAAAATGAACTGGCTTATTAGATAATGTTCGTTTAGGAGCGGCTCCATATGCCATTCTAGTATAATCTTTTATTGGATTATCACTTCCTTCTTCCGGAGTTGTTGATTTTGCTTTACCTCCTCCATCAAATTTTGTCCTCGTACCATCTGGTCTAGGTTGTTTCTTACTAGCTAAAGATTTTAATGCTTTATGTGTCTGTAATCCGTAAGGGTCAAATCCAATATCTTGCCTACCACCATGACTCTTCTTT